CACGGTGGCCTCATAGCAGGCACACAGGGCGGCAGCGGCAGCAATTCTCATGTCCTGAACAATATTTCATTTCCTGCTGTAGCCTGTATTGGTAATTCCTATTCGGCAGCGGGTGCCAGCGCCACTATGGAGTCATCAAAAGGCGGCGCGACAGCAATTGGCTCTGCGTATGCAACCGGCACCGGCAATGCAACTATCAAGTCTTCTGGATACGCGTCTACAGCGATTGGTTANGCNTATGGCGNNGGGACATCGACGCTTCAGGCTACCAATTCAGGTTCGGTTGCTTTTGGTTATGCAAACGGGCGTTCGTCAACGGGATCAGCTTTTGTGACGTCTTCTGGTAACGGATCTTTTGCAGCGGGTTTTTCCAAATCACAATCCGGTACTAATACCGCCACAATTCAGGCGGGCGGAAACGGAGCTTTTGCGGCGGGTTATACGCGAGCTACAGTCACATTCAATGCCAATGTACGCGCNACTGGCGAAGGGTCATTCGCGCAGGGATCAGCACGGTCAACTACGGTGCTTTCTGAGGTATTGGCCTCTGGTAGAGGATCTTTTGCCGTTGGCTACGCGTTAAATACCACTGTACAGGCTTCTGCTACCAATTCGATCCAGTTTGGACCNGGAAGCAATGCACAGGCAAATAGCATGCAGGTAGGTAATGCAGGTATACGCTTCAAGGGCACAACCGGAGCTCCTACAACACCGCAAAATGGTGACATGTGGGTAAATGCAGGATTTGTCTACATTCGATCTAACGGTGCAACTATTCAGATAGCTGGGCCCGGACCACTAACTAACTAGGGGAATAAGATATGGCATACGTAACACCTACTACAGTAGAGATAGTACCTGCGGCTGCAGCACAGGTCGCAGACTCATATAGGATTGTCAGGATTGAGATATTCATGGGCAAGCCTGAGAATAATATTCCAGCTGTCTTTGAGATTACCTTTTCTGCTGGAACTATAGATTCTAATGGTATCTTCCACCACATGGACAGGGAGACCGTTCAGGTTACAGACCAAATGGAGATATACTCTCTTATGTCTGCTTTGCCTAATGCTGGTGAGACTATCTCAACGGCTGTTGAAAGAACCGCATTTGAGTATCTACTGTCACAGGGCCATGTTCCTGCAGGTAGCGTGTCTGCATGAAGTTCCACGTAATAACGGGTACTCCACGATCAGGCAGCACATTACTTTGCAACATACTCAACCAGAACCCAAAGTTCCATGCAAGTGATACTAGTGCCTTACCGAGTGTTCTGAATAGCATTTCTTACTCTCAGAGTATATCAGATGAGGTCTTGAGTGATCTAGCCAACGACAGAGAGGCTACTGAGGACAGAGCCAGCCGTGTGCACAAAGCTGTAGTCGAAGCATGGTACGCGAACAACTCGGACAAAGTAGTATTCGACAAGAGTCGAGGCTGGGTATTTAGCGCACTTGAGCTCTCTCAGATATATCCTGAGGCTAAGATGTTGATTATGGTACGTGACCCAAGGGATATCTTTGCATCTGCTGAAAAGCAGCACCGTAAGAATCCTATATTTAGCACTGCAAATGGTCCTAATGAGAAGACTATGTTCGATAGAGCCAGCAACATGCTGTCTCCAGATGCTTTCATTGGTCAACCAATAATTGGTGTTGAGGACATTATACGCAGAGATCAGCCAAATCAGATGATAATTGAATATAATGCACTATCCTCTGACCCAGAACTCATACTACGCAGAGTCTATAAGTTCCTTGGAGAAGATGAATTCAAGCATGACTTTGATAATGTTGAAGACAAGTNNAAAGAAGTAGACGCACTATGGCTTAATAAGTTTCCTCATGAGGGTAAGGGCAAGGTTAAACCTAGTTCCGACCACTGGTCAACATATGTAGACGAGGATACGGCAGCTAATATAATGAACACCTATCCATACTATAACAACATGTTAGGATATAAATGACAACTATCGCAATAAATACCACTCTTGCAGGCGTTCCTGTAAATGCATTAACAACTGCTCCTAGTATAACCATACGTAGAATGGACACTGGTGTGGTTGTGTCTGGCCCAACAGCCATGACTGACGCTGGGGCTGATGGCCTGTACACTACTACGTTTACTGGTGTGGCTGGGCTTGAGTACTCATTCTTGATAGATGCAGACCCCCTAGTGGCTGGTCAAGTAGANGTTAGATACTTTAACGGCACCTTTGACTTACAGCTAACTGATTTATGGCGTGATAGTGGGCTTGACCCAAGTAATTCCAAGACTGTTAATGATAATGGCATAGCCGATAACTCTGATATAGATGAGGATGTTGCAGGTGGTGTGACCATCCATAAGGATGTTCTGACAGTAGGTAACGTAACTACTATAACACGGATTTAATATAATGGGTGCCCCAGACCGGGCTTCTATTGCCGTACAGGGATATAGGTGCGGTGACTCTCCTAATAAGATATCCATAGCCACAAAAGGCTATAGATGTCTAAAGGTAGTAGCAACACCTAAGACCATACAGCCATGTCCTATAGCAATAGCTACTCATGGGTATCGCTGCACTGGGTTCCCAACTAAATTATCCATAGCTACACGTGGATATAGATGCGCCAAGCTACAGAAAGAGATAACTGGTAATTTACTTCTAAGTGGTATATTGCTCACAGTATTTATACCGAATGCTAGTAGTGAACCCACAAATTCATACGGTAGAAGGTTCTTGGGAACTTTCTTTGGTCCTAGGGGAGAAAGTCACAGATGAGAGAGATTTTCTTACATGAAGGCCAGTCTATAGTAGACATGGATGACCACAGGTTTCAGGTGGTAGCAGCGGGACGCCGATTCGGTAAGTCCTTCTACGCAGCTTACAGGCTGTATGAGGCCGCCTCACATGAGACTAAGATACGCACGGATGGCGTAGAGGTTGATCTACACTCAGAGGTAGTTTACTACGTAGGCCCTACCTTTAAGCAGGCTAGGGAGAATCTCTGGGAAGTTATGATGGAGATGGGCCAAGGGCTCATTGCAGGCGTAAGACAGAATGAGGGTGAGATCAGGCTCAATAATGGCCGACTTATCAGATTCAAGGGAGCAGATGATCCAGACTCCCTACGTGGTGTTGGTCTACACTTCGTGGTAATGGATGAATACGCCTTCATGAAACCATCAGTTTGGGAGTATGTTATACGACCTGCACTAGCTAAAGCGGAGGGTGGTGCCCTATTTATAGGAACCCCTGATGGTAAGAACCACTTCTACGATATGTGGTGTGCAGCTAACGGTAACATCGACCCCAAGTCAGGCAAGCCAACTAAGAACTGGCAAGCCTTTCAGTTCGCTTCATCGATGAACACGCATATCTCTAGGATTGAGATTGATGAGTTGGTCGAGGGGCTCGGTGAGGAAGCTCGTAAGCAGGAGCTTGAGGCATCATTCGCAGCAACAGGTGGTAAAGTCTTCAACTATGAGATGTTCCCTGTAATTGAATGTCCCTCTCCCGGTGAATATGTTATAGCGATTGACCTAGCTGGCTTCTCCAACGCTGAGGGCAAGAACAGGTCCAAGGTAGTCTTAGACGACCACGCGATAACGATAGCTCGAATACACGACCACGGCTGGCACATTGAGCGTATAATACACGGCCAGTGGGACGTAAGAGAGACTGCTCTCCGAATCATTAAGGCTTGGAGAGAGTACGGCAGATGCGCTGTAGGTATTGAGAAGGGCATGGCTAAAAACGCTGTGTGCGGAGAGGATGGCCAGAGTGGNTACCTAGGAGAGCTCATGCACAAGTATGGCTACTTCACGGTTAAGGGTCTTACTCACGGTAACCAGAAGAAGGAAGACCGCATTAAGTGGGCTATACAAGGAAGGGCAGAGAAGTGTCAGATTACACTCCAACCAGACGATAATCTGCCAGAAGAAGATAAATGGATAGGCAAGTTTCTAAGTCAGGCTGTAGACTTCCCGAATCCGTTAGCACATGATGATCTGCTGGACTCTATGTCCTACGTGGATCAGATGGCAGATGATGTCGCTACTTGGGGCATACAACTCATTGACGACTGGTCACCACTAGATATGGAAGCAGGATACTAAATATGGCAAATGTTGATATTAGCGAACCGATTAACGCGAATGCCAAGTCTTCGGGATTCTCCGGCTTAGTGCACCACATAATGATGCTTGTTAGGGATAACCGTGACATCCGTGACAGGACGTACAAGAGAGACTGGGACAAGTATGAACGTACTTTCCGCGGTCTACACACAACACAGGATAAGATTAGAGATGGGGAACGATCTCTATTGGTAGCTCCTGCATTGGCTGCCTCTATTGAGGGTATATCCGCATCCATCGAGGATGCTATCTTTGACCGTGAGCGCTGGTTCGATGTCTCCGATGACCTACGTGACGAGGAGAAGGATGACGTTATGGCAGCTCATAGCCAGCTTGAGGAAGACTTTGACCGAGCAGGCGTACCAGACGCTATCGCCAAGATTGTCCTCAACGGCAGTCTGTACGGTACAGGTATTGGCAAGATCAACGTTACACGCAGGCAGACTAACACACTTAAGAATGGCAAGGTAGAGCAGGGTTTCATCCCAACTGTTACTCTAGAACCTATTCCGCCTTGGGAGTTCGTTATTGACTCTCAGGCAAGAGACATCTCTAGTGCATACTTCGTGGCTCATGAGACCCACGTGCCTAGGAATGTTATCTGGTCAAGACAGAAGAGCGGCGTATACCGCAAAGTCTCTCTGTTTGGCAACAACGCAACAACTACGGCTGCACCAGCTGGCATAGAGACCCCGGATGGGCAGAATAAGCCCAATGAGTTCGATGGCTCGGTGTTTGTCACTGAGTACTACGGCCTAGTCCCCGCTAAGCTCCTGCAGTCAGTTCCGGGCGTCGAGGTTAAACCTGAAGACATTCAAGGTAATGGCCACGTGGAAGTTATCGTTACTATTGGTAATGAGCTAGAGGTTCTACGCGCTGTTGTCAACCCATTCCTCATGAAGGACCGGCCTATAATTGCTTACCAGCACTCTGTAGTTCCCGGTAAGTTCTGGGGACGAGGGGTGGCAGAGAAGGGTTGGAATGCTCA